TAGAGATATTAAAAACACTGGTAATACACAGCTTTTACTTGATGACCCAAATGGAGTGTTTACTACTTGTGATTCTGTTTTTCCTAGCTTTTACCCTATCGACTATAGACCAGATCAAATAGTAATTACAGAGGATTTACCAATAACAAATGATGCTCCACCTATGCCCGAGTCAGATGTTCCAGAAGTAAAAAATACAGAAGAAAAGAAAGAAATAAAAATAGAACCATGTCCAGCAAAAGATGCACCATTTATGGCTGGTGATTACAGAAATGATAAGAAGATTCAAAGATTAGTAAAATGGGAAAGAAATTTAGATGGTGTATCCTGTGACCCAATCTGGGAAAATGTACCATTCCGAGAAAGTTTTATTGGTACACCTGAGACACTTGTTTCTACTGCTGTTATTGGTTTGGTTGCGGGTGGCTCTGCTGTTCTTGTTCCGCTGATACAAGGGGCTGCAAAGGCTGGTATTAAGAAATTAGGCAAGCGTTTTGCAAAAAAAAGAAAGATAAGGTAAAATAACTAATACGAGGTAATCCCCGAAATCCTAACGGACTAGGCTGACAATGCCTCAATCGGGTCATGTCATAGCGACTGTGAGCCTTTCGGCAATAGACGTATAAAGGTTAATTCCTAGTCGCCCGACTTTATTTTGTGAGTATGAGGCAATACTTGATTCGGTAATGGTATAAGCTTTACATCTTCACAAGTGACTGCGTGTTTACCTGTCAGAACAACACCGAGTTTCGCTTGCTTTCCGCAAACCTCTAAACGATAGAGAGCCATTTCAAGACGAGTTTTCTTTATTAATAACTCTTGAGCTTCAATATTTACTCTTGCAGCTTTTTTGCAAAGTTCCCCACCATTGCCTAAAGGAATATTAAATTGCATAGATATTCCATAATTTAAGTTGTAATTATCTTTTTCAAATCTTGGGGTTTCTTGAACGTATTTGATAGCTCCTGTATCCTCGTCATAGATGTTTTGTTTGGTAACTGTTTCTATTGGCCTGTTAAAGCTCCATGCGTCTGTTAGATAGGGAGTTATGGTCAAACTGGGCGAGGTGCAAACAATTCCTTGACTGTAGCGATTCTGGGGCAAGCTGGAGGGTGTAATCATGGTGGCGTTGTTATTTACCACTCCTTGTGCAGTCGAGTTGGGACTTGCGACTGTTGTATTTGCTAAAACTTTTGCAGGGCTAAATAATAAAATTATTGCCCAAAGACAGAGGTTGTTTCTGTGGTTGTAGTTGTGGTTATTGTTCGATTTATATGGGTTATTGTGTCGATTCCACTTCCTTGCAGTGACATAATTAGAGAGAAGCTTTCCCCAGCATTTTTTATTTTCCATTGTGGGATTGCCTCTAAGTTTGGACTTGTCCAACTAAAGTTGACCCCTTGTAGTGTTTGAGTTGTTTCTGCAACAACATTAGGGTTGATATATCCATTGAGATCGGCTGACTCAATGTTGTGACCACTGGCTGACAGTGAAAATCCTGTATTATAGGAATAACTGGAAATCTGCTCATTAATTACTGATTGCGAAGTTGAACTCTGAGTACTGGAACCGCTACGGAACTGCGGAACCACAGGTGTAGCAAGGGTTCTTAAGGGTAGTATTAATATTAATAATAGCCAAAATTTAGTCAATGGTTATTTGTACAGTAGTTGATCCAATACAGCTAGTTCCAGAACCGCCAGCAGTACAAGTATGAATACCAGAAGATAAAGAAGTTAAAGCTAAACTTCCAGCAGTACCACCAGAAATAACTGTTGTCTGTCCACCTAATACTGGAAGTGTTGCTATTCCAGAACTAGGAGTGATTGCTGATTGTGTTACGTCCCCAGCCTGACATGACTCTGATAGTGAGAAAGCTGACCCAGCAGTTGTTACTGTCTTATTTGTATTTACTAAAGCTGGAACTCCATTACTTAAGCTGCCAAGATTCAAGCCACCTATAGCATTTGTTACCACACTGTCCCCTGTTCCTGTAGATGTCGTAACATTATTTCCACTTATAGAGTATGAACTAGGTGCGGCATTTGTAATTACATAAGGAGAGTCAATAGAAATCTGTGCAGAGGTTACATACTTGGCTGTGATCTCAGCAAAGGCATTAGATGGGAAAAGAAAAATAATAAAAGGTAGAAGCTTTTTCATGTGTCTAGTTTTCCGTTAGTTTTTACATCTTTCCCAGTAATGGGATCGACTCTGATTACATCAGGTTTACTTGTAACCAATTCTATTGGCTGTTTTATTATGATGGTTTGAGTTCCACCAGAGGAGTTACCAACTACACCATTTTCCCCTTCTTCTTTCTTTTTCTTTTTTGCTCCCTGTGCTGCATTAACACTAATTCCTAAACCACCCAGAATGTTCCCCAAAAGCCCTGCAGCAAAAGTGCTATCGACTCTGGGTTGATCTGGTATTTCCATTCCAAATAGTTTATTAGGAAGTTTTATATATCCAAGAGATAGAACTACTAAACACCAAGTTAATATAAAAGCTTGAGCTACAGTAGAAACTAAAAAAGTGATTTTCTCCTGATAGTCAGGCTTATCATCATCTAATTCTTTTGTTTTTTGAGAGGAATCTTTTGGTTTCTCTGCCATAACTAGGGTTTATTAGTCATACTATACATAAATATAGCTTAAAACAATGCCAGAGGTTTATGCAGCGTTGATAGGAGCAGCCGCAACAGCTTTTGTTATGGTGCTATCTAACATGAGCAACAGAAGAGAAAAAACAATAATAGATATATACAACAGACTTAATAAGCTATCACAAGCGGTCAGTAGGATAGAAGGCAAGATTCAGTGATTTTTGCTATGTTTGAAAAAACAAACAAATCATGGTTAAGATTTTAAAGCCGATACTATTACGTTTCCTCACAACGACAACTTGCAAGAGACTAATTGTGGACTTGCTTCGCTCAATCAGTGAACAGACCTCAAATAATCTTGATAATCGTGCAGTTGATATTTTAGAAAAACAACTATTCCCAACAAAATGAGAGATATTATCAAGGCTTTAACTTCTACTTACAGTCTTGAGGGTGAGTTTGAAGTGCAAAAGTCAATTAATTTTATAAATAATTTAGAGGATATAAATATACTTAAACCTTATGCCGTAAAACTTTTGCAGACAAATGCAAAGCAAGCTCATTTTATAAGCACCTCACTTGATCTAATTGCTTCACAACAAGCTTATGTATATAAATTAGAAAAACGACTAAGCAAGAAAAAAACGACCCTTTGGGATCGCTTTAGGTTTGTTATATTTGGAAAGAAGTAGAGGTCTTACAGACTTTTTATCGCTTGTATGAAGTGGAAAACCCCCAAGAAGGCTGACTCGCTTCATATCCTCGAAGGGAACTCATAACATCTTTGTCAAAAGTTTGGAGTCTATCCCAAAAACCATTTGAGAGTCATCAATGGTACTTTGTTCAAAGGAGCAGCTTATGACCCTCCTATAAAGGTCGTCATGCCTCTAAGTTAAGGAACTAGATCCTTTTCCGTAATATCAAACCAACTAGCAGATTCAATGACATTTCCAGTTTCATGGTCTGTTCTTGTCGTTTCACAAAATTCATAAGTTCTTTCAGATTCTGGATGATAAAAAATCTGACCGACATATGGATTGTTTGGAAAAGTTACTAAGTACATAATCAAAAAGGCAAATCTTCTGGTAGTTCACGCTGGTTTGCTTTGACGTTTACTGTCCTCTCAGAAGCTTGTTTAGGGTTCATAGGTGCAATCTTGCCTGAGTTACCCCAAAGGCCGCCCCAGATCGAAAAACCAGCAACCTCATCATAATCTGATTTACTTTTGTAAACCCTTATCTTAGTATCTTCGACATGAGCATTATCAACCATAGTTTGTAACCAGTTTGCCATCTTCATGGCTTCATCAACTGTTAAGTCAATAATTACGTTTCTTTCTGGTGCGTTTTCTCTATCGCTGTTATTGTCAACGATTCTTAGTTTTGCGTTAAATGCGGTGTTAGCCATAATAATTAAAAAGGTTCAATAGGTGTAATGCCGTTTGCTTCTTCCCATGCAAGCACTTTATGTAGTTCATAACGTACTCTGGGATCTCCGAAAATGGCTTGAAGTTTAGAAAGTTCGTAGAACTCAGGGCCATACCCTTTGTATCTCCACTTTCTAATGGTTTGAGGAGTTTTGCCATATCTTGAGGCTAGTTGCTCTGTTGTGAAAAACTGGCTCTCAGCTACTGTCATGTTGTGATTACCTCTTTTCTAGTTTTGATTAGGTCGCAAAGGTCGTTGTAATCGTTTTGCGGTATTTGCCCATTAGTGTAACGGACTTCCAAAGACTCAGCACATTTATCAAGTCTTTGTCTGGTACTAGCTTTTAAAATTGCATCTTTAGCAGCGACAGAAAGATTCTGAACTGGCTGAGGTGATCTGTCTTTAACTGGGTCTGATCCAATTTCTTTACTTACTATATCGTTTCCTGTCCAAAGTTCGGAGCCAAGAGAGAAAGTAAAAGCTGCACAAGCACATAAAGCTCTTCGGTGAGAATCAGAAATATCTCTTGATGAAATCTTCTCCCATTTAACAGGATTGTTCCTATAATCCATTATTGGATAAGGGAAAGAACTTGTTTTATTGCCTTTTGGATCTGTAAAGTAACCCATCAAAAAGCCTGTTTCATCAGGTGCTTTCCATACGGCAAGATTTGACAAAGGGTTTGTAGGCGATTCTGGAGGGAGTTCTAGATGAAAATCCCAACCTTTTGCATGTTCATGGAGGTAATTAGCAATTTTTGCCCATGAAACATATTTATAATTGCCTTTGAGGTAAATGTCCTCTGGCTGAATAATTCCTGTAAGTAGTGGTCTAGTCATAGTGTTAATTAAAGCCATTTAGGTGGTGTAAGTGTTTTGATGCCCTCTGGAGCTAGGTCAGTATAACCCGCCCAGATGCCTGACTCTTGGGCAGCTTTGATGTCAGACAATGTTTGTTCTTGTAGTTCAAACCCACGCTCAATAAAGCTAGGTGAAAGTTCATATATTCCCACGCTATATGGAAATACCTTTTCAACAGCCACAAATATAAAACGCTTTTGACCTGTGCCTTGTAAATAGTGAGCAGCTTGTAAGTAATATTTAAATGATGCAATAGTCCTAGAAAATACATCAGGCGCAGCCCCACCTTCACCTGTTGTTTTGAGATCAATGACCATATCATCAATCACATAGTCACAACGGCATTTGCATTGCAAACTTGTTTCTCTATGCTTCCACCAGTAAGACTGTTCTGCTAATCCTCTTGTATCTTTCAAAGTATCTTGAATGATGTATTTATTAGCAAATTCATTATTAGAAAGTGCTTTATAAATACCTGTCAGAGTATCCATTTCTGGAGTTGTAAAAGTTTCAATGCCTTTTTCTTGCAAAGCAAGGGCTGTTGCTTTACCAGCTTTTGTCCTTTTATCATCTAATAAAGAATATGAAACTGGAAAAAGTTTAGGTTCTAGTACAAATTTATGACACATAGATCCAAACTTCATTGCTGGGGTTGCAATTCTAGGAGGATTGTTCTTGCCATACTTGTAAGTATGAAAAGCTTGCAAGCCATGATCTATGGCATATTTCAAGTCAGAAGCAGCAATAGCTCCATCTGATCTATACACTTGTTCATCAATATCAACTGATGTTATGTGTGGTGTGGTGTTGTTTAAAGATTCCATTTTGTTATAGTAATGGTGTCCTCTGGTGTTAGGACAAACGGGTGGGTACTGGTAGAGATCAGGGGTGGTCTTTACCAGTATTTTCTTTGACAATTTCTTCAAGTTCAAGAATTGCTTGCTGTGTGGTTTTTACTTGTTGTAAAAGACCAGTTGTAATTTTAAGTAAGTGGCTTTGATTGTTTTCAAGATCAGCAAGCCTTTGCTTTATGCGTGTCATTTCAAAGGTCATTTCTGAAGTTCCCTACACGCTATTTCAATATTGTTTTGATGACAGTCTGTATATGTCATGTCATAAAGTGTCCCTGAGAGGGTTGTATAGAACAACCCCATGCCAGCAAGTAAAAGGAAAAAGTTTTGCATTAGTCAAGCTCCGTTTGATCGAATTGAATTTTGATTAGTGGATAAGATTCAACATCTGTGAATTTTTCTTTTGCTCCATCAAGCATTAGTTCATAAAGTTTAACTGCTTGTTTTGCTTCATCTTCTGTGAACTTGTAATTGCTTTGGTTAGCAAGGTTCAAGAGTTGCTTGTGTCTCATAACTAAAGCGTTGACTCTTTGAACAAAGAGAGCTTTGAATCTGTCTCTCTTGTGCTGATCTTTTTCAGCTTGTGTTTTAGGAGTAGTCATTTGACTACCCCATATCTTTTGTTGGTCAATGCAGTCAATTCTCTGCAACGAGATTTGAAGTATCTGCCATGATCGCCATTTTGTTCTCTGAGAATAAATTGCTCAATATGCACCATTTCATGTAATAGAACATTGAGAACATTGTCTTGACTCATGTAGCCATTGATGGTGATGCCTTGAGCATGACCAGCCCAGCCATAAGCTGCACCAACTTGACTAGCATTTTGATGGCCTCTGAAATAGACAGGAAGCTTTGGTAGCTGGCCTTTCCAATACCATTTGTTGAAAGTGTTGTATTTACCAGTAAGCCATGTGTCTGACTTTTTGATGTGACCCTCTTTTCTTGGAGCTTTGGCTTTTGCAAAACCAATGCAGGGAGGATAGTAGTTGTAAGAACGATACATTGAAAATTCCTTGCGAAAGAACGGCCTCTCAGCCATATATCTATATTAAACTACCTTTGTTTACCTGTCAATACCTATGAGGTAGTATTACAGAATCAAAACATATAGAGGTAATTAGAGGTAAAAGTTTGACATATATATTTATTAGATATATTATTAAAGTATGAGGTCGAGAGATCGGCTGATTATTTAAACTTCGCAAAGGATTCAAAAATGGCTAAGACAAGAAAACTAACTGCAACATTCGCAGACGGCACACAAATAACAAGAAAAACAGCAAGAACTTACACTCATGCTGTTAGAGCATACAGCAAAGGTTATTATCCTGACGAACCAAATACAGAACATTGTTGGTTTGAAGTATGGTGCGGTAGACCAGACTTAATGGAAAAGCAAGTTCAAATTGCTAAAAACTGGATCAAAGAACCAAATGTAAATGTTCGTGTAGAGGTTGCAACTGTAACTGACCCTTGGGCTAACTAATTAGCCCTTTTTTTTTATTCACTTCGCAAATTATTACAATGAAAACTATTCAAGAAATTATCACCAGATACAACGAACTTGAAAACACAAAAGCAAACTTAGGCAGACCAAGAACTGAGGCTGAGTGGCTAGAAACACAAAGGCTTGAAGAAGAGTTCACAAATCACCCTGACGCAGACGATACCTGTACTTACAAAGGTAACTTTGTTTTGAAATCAGATGTATCTGTAGAAGATTATTTGAACCAATACAGCTAAACTTATTATCCCCACCTCAACTGGTGGGGTCTTTATTTACCTATCACCCCAAAACAATGACAAACGATCAAACATTAAAACTAGCAAGAGTTCTTCTTGACGAAGCTGTTACTTGTGCAGAAAGAGATGATATAGAAGATGCAAGACACCTTTCTAGACTTTCAATAATGCACGAATTTAAACAAGAATTTAAGCAAATTATTGCTGGTGATTTTGAAATGTTTACAATGGTTTTTAGAAACCAAGATTCAAAAAATCCTAAAGTAAGGTTTTGCTCTAGAGTTTTATTAGATTGTCTTATGCAGAATGAAGATTTCAAAAAAACATTTAGAGAAAAATTTATTTTGTTGTTTAAAAATTACTGGGGGTTGCAATGACCCTTCAATATCAATTTAAAAAGGCTTTTCTTGAGCAAGAGGCAGATAAATATATTGATTATCTTTGTGAGCCTAGAACTAAGCCAGAGGTCTATGCAGCAATAGAAAAGATTGCATTGTTACATTTAGAGATCAAAAATTGTGAGGATATTATTTATACAGCATATATTCCAGAATTTGATGATCCTTTGAATTAAAAGCTAAGATCAGTTTGTAAGAGATTACTTATGCTTCGTTACCTAAAACGATACATGAACATCTTTTTGAATATAAAAGCTGAAGATGCTGTAAGGCTTAGACAGTTTTTAAAAAAGAATCCATCTACGGCTGGAACAGGTGTTTCTAGAGAACATCTTGACGCTGGTATTATTTCTAGAGTTGTTTATTCTCTTGAACACGCTTTAAATGAATTATGAGTCGGGTAGCCTGATGACTTACGCAAAGCAAGTCTGAAAGCCATACAACACCTTTAGCAACACAAAGGAAAGGCAGGGGAGCAAGCGAAGTGCTTATCCATCACCCGACTACTTATTAATAAATATTAAATACTTGACAGCTTTATAAATATGATATATATTTATTTATAGATACAACTTCAACAAATGACTAACAAACTTCAAAACCAAGACCTAAAATACTGGTCAAAAAAAATTAAGGATGAACCAAAAAATGAAATCATTTTTCATTACTGGTTAAAAGCCTTAATCGAAGAAACAAAACAGGAGGGCTAATAACCCTCTTTTTTTTGCTTATTCGCAGAGAGTATATTTTGCTTTTATGTCTTCAACAATCATTTCT